CAAACAACAATTGTCAACAATGCACCTAATGTTAAAACTTCGACTAATAATTCAAATACAACTGTATCTTCTACACAATATGTAGGTCAAACAGACCCAATATTTAATGCAGCTGCATTTAGTGGTATTTAATTAAAAAAGAGGGGTTTCCCCCTCTTTAGTAAAGTATTTTTTTTATTATCCTGCTAGTTTTGCAAAATAATCCATAGTATCGTCTTGTTCCACTTGTGGTATGGCAGAAGATTCAACTGCAACACTATCAACCTTTGCAGATGCAATTGGTGCATCTTCAAGTTGATTTGCAACATTACCTACAGTAACACTACCACTAAGAACTGTATCAAGTCTAGTCTTTAGTTCTTCATAAGACTTAAAGTTTGTAGCTGCACTAAATTCTGCAAGAGGATATGCAGTCTTCCATGTTTCTTCAATCTTCTCGTCTGTATCAAACAATGCAGATGGATTATCAAAGTCAGAACTATCGTAGTTCCAATAACCAGCAACCTTACGAATCTTTAACTTAAAGTTTGCACCTTCCCAAAAATCAAATGGGTTGATTGCCTTCTCGTCTTCAAATTCTGGTTGCATTGCAGCCATAACCTTATCAAAGATTTTCTTCCCATAACGGAACAAGAATACTTTACCTTCATTCTCTGGGTGTTTTGTATCTGACACCACATAGATATTAGAGAAGTATTGTAACTTTCTTTTCTGTTTACGAGCAATCTCTTTGTCTGACTCAATACCAGTATTCCAATATGCACTATTCATTTCAGAAACTGGATCGTTCTTACCAAGAGTGGTTAACGAGTTTTCGATATACCATTGACCAGTAGGCCCTTGAAATGCATGATTCCAAACCTTTGCCCAGGGCATATCTTCACCTTCTACTGCTGGTAGAAAACGAATAACTGCATAACCATTACCAGACTTATCTACTTCTGGTTTCCACAATCTTTCGTCTTTGTAGGATTTCTTCTCTTGGGGTGCGTTTTCTTTTTGTACTTCGCCAAGTAACTTGTCTAGAGAATTACTTCTCTTTAGGCTTTCTAACGACATATTATATCTCCTTATTATCGTATGCTATTGTATATAGTTCTTCGTATGTTAATACTGGTTTACCAATTCTATGGAACTTTACATTGGGGTAATCCCTCTGTATCATTCTAAACTGATTATCCCAGTTAGTCGTGTTAAACCCACGACTACTTTCAGGCAGATAATTATCACTACCCTTGTATATGTTATTTAGTGGTTTTGAATAACTACTTCCATCAAAACCTAACATGTACACTTCTTCTGCACCATACTTGCAAGCAAGATATAATGCAGTATTCCCTGCTGACCAATCTCTAGGATAGTCAATATTAATTACTTTATCGTTGTATTCTTCTACCCAAGTAATATAGAAACCTACATCTTTCTCAGCCTTACGTCTAAGATCATCAATCCAAATATAGGGATTGTGTTGTAATACCTCTTGTATATTCGCTTCTACTGTTTCTCTTGTCTTACCTTGAACAACACAACTTCTTCTACCTAACTGTGGTGTTTCATATCTTGGTGTATCATTGTTCGCCATAACCATATCTGGATTAAAACCAGCTGGTAACACTTCCCAATCACTAAACCAACATTTGTGGTCAAAGACATACTTTGATTCATATATCTCTTGTTGCATAGCATAGTCTACAGAAACAAGATTGTCAACTACAAAATCACGATAGATTGCATTACATCCCCATGTTATAAAGTCACCCCCTATGATTGGTTGTCTGGGTCTTGACTCTCCGTTTCCATAGACTAAGTGTATCATTTAGACTTAACTACATAATCTGCATTATGATTATCTACCCATCTTTCTTTCTTTACGAAATCAAGCTTGTAACTATCTCTATCAGATAGATTTGCAAGAACATTAAATGCAAGACTTACTCTTGGGTCTGTAGTTTTGTTCTGACCAAAACCATGAAACAAATAACTGTTAAACATAATCAACGAACCTTTAGTACAAGGCATTGCAACTCTATTTGTAAAGTTAGGATTTGCTTTGTGATAATGTTTTCTCAATGATATAAATGGGTCTGCATTGTATGCAACCTTTTCAAATAACAATGGTGGGTGATTTGGTGTAGACTCAATATAGTAAACACCACTAATCAAAGAGTTACTATGATTGTGCATACTCTGAGCAGAATTAGGCCTCGACTTGTTTATCCATGATTCATGTATCCAAAAATCTTTATATGAAAGTGTCATTACATTATCAAAGTAATCTTTAATACATTCTTCAAACCATACTTTTAAATCATCTAATCCTTTACTGTCAACAATATTTGGGTTCTCTGAACTAAATTGTGTTGAGTCTGGATTACCACCACCTTGTTTAGAATAATCGAAATCATCTATATCTGGTACGATTGGTGGATTAGGGTTTTGATATATCTTCAAAACTCCAGCTGGAAATATTGGTATTCCGTTATCCATTTCTAAGTGCCTTCCATGATACTGGAAACTTAGTTGATGCATTGAAATCAATCAAATCTGCAATTACTTGAGTTTCCATTTGTGTATCTGGTTTACATCTTAGATTACAAACTCTTGCAAAGGCCATAAGACTCCCAGACCAATACCACTCTGTATATAAGTTCTGTGGTAAAACCATTCTGGCCATCTCTGGTGCAATATCTGCCTTCAATAGATTGTTATATGTTTCTTTTACATATTCCATTGTAGATTCAATATTGTATTCAATAAATTCATCAGAAGACCCTTGTTTCTTATCATCAGCCTTCAATCTCCATTCACTAGGAATATAGAACTCTGGTTCATCATCAACATAACGTCTACTGACTTCGTTCCACACCAAACCGACTTGGTGTTTCACAAGTTGTCTTGCAACAAAGATTGGTGCCTTAATTCTGAACTGCAAAGATGCATGACCAAAAGGACTCCAATGATTGTGCTTCGCAAGATAGTTGATGAGTTTTGCATCTTTATCAGAAAACTCATCACTCTCTTTTGCGAAAGAGACTCGAGCAGCATTAACTACACTCAAGTCTGTTCCCATGCTATCAACTAGGTGTACGTTCATACTTTTTCTTCTCCGTAAACGCCCTACGAGTTGGTCTGTAACCTTTCGGCCACTCTGGCATACGAGATGCAAGTTTCTTACACCTTTCTGCCAATTCCTCGTTCTTGACAACGAGTTCTGCGTTGTCTGCTTCGAGTTCCTTAACTCGATTCTTGAGGTGCATGTCCTCAAGTACTTGAAAAGCATTTTTTGCTTCTATCTTCATTACCATAATCTCCTATATTGGTAGTTGAGCTGTTTTTTCCAAGAAGTTTAATTCTCGAGCATTTGCCTCAATTTTCTCTTTGAGACCCTTAGTAATCAAACGACCTACTGTATCTGGTTCTAAATCATTCTTCTGACAATACCAGATGACAGCATCCATGTGATTAATTCTTTTCTCTAGTGCGACTTTCTCTATCTCTAATGAGAATGTTTTAGGTGTTTGCATTTAATTCCTCTGAATTGTTTGATTTAATAGACTTATTATACAACACATTTCGACTAAAGTCAACCCATAATTTAACAGTATTATTTAAATTATATGTTGATGTTGGATCATTAGGTTTATAGTATGACTCTACAATATGTTTGCAAATATCTGCATCTTCTTTATGATAACTCATTCGTGTTCTCCCCCAGCATCTCTTGGGTCTAGTTCGTATCTTTTACCCTTGATGTAAATTGCTCTTGCACGACTTGGTGTGTGATAACCTTTGTTTATAAGGAATCTAGGATTACTTTTTGCAGTTTCAAATACTGCGACTGTCATTGCAATTGCAGCTATAATGAATATGTGTGCGATTGTAGTAATACCAAATATCCACATACTAGTAAAGTATGAACTAAATGTAATACACCACATCCATGCTAGTACTTGGATAATCATATGTCTGGTATTCGTATCTGGAATGTTCTTTAATGGATTACTATTATGGTTCATAACAGAGTTCCAAGTATCATAAATGTATTTCATATTCACCTCTAAAAAATTAGGTGGTGGGATTCTGTTGCTAAGTTCCCACCGAACTCCATGAGATTACGCAGCTAGTGCGAAACCCTCGATTGCAAAATTATCGTTTGCATTTACTTAAA